TATTCTTCAGGTGTCCGATAGCCCGAAGCTCTGCCGTCACCACATCACGCTGCTGTTCGCTGATCTCGCCGGAAGCCAGAAAACTGACCAGACGAGCCGGTTCTTTCTGCATGTAGAAATCCAGGATGAGATCTTTGAAATCCGGGTTCTTCGCCAGACGCTCTGCTTTCTCAGAGGTCGCAATGACCTCTTTCAACATGGAAGCGTGCTCACGGACTTCTTCGATCGTGGCAGCCTGCGGTGCGGTATCGACTTGATCGTAGATGGGGTTCTGGTCTCGATTCATGACGTATATCTTTCGGACTGATAGAGTTGAACTTTTGAACTTCTATTCTGTAATGATCCTATACTGATTGTAAAGGACCAAGCTGTTGATTCGGAAGAACTTGTGGTTGCTGTCCCTGCATCAGAAGTTCTTCGGCGCTGGGTTGACCGGGTGGAATGGGAGGACGCACATCGTCTTTTCCGTCGATCAGTTTGTTGTAACCGACGGCTGCTTCAATGTTTCCTGCCGGGGTATCCCCTTTGAGAATGCCCTTGGCTACTTCCAGATCACGGTTGCCACCGGCCTGAGCTGCCTGCTTCTCGACATCACGGGAATGCTTGACGCCTTGAGCATCCAGCTCGGTATCGAGATTGGTGTTCTTTGCTCGGGCCTGAGCTTCCATTGCACGAGCCTTGTCCAGCTCAATGTCAGCTTTCATCTTCTCCATCTCGAGCTTCTGCATCTCTTGCTGCATCGGATCAGGCTGAGGCTGATAGTTCCGAATCTTTTCAGCCAGAGTTGGCATTCTCTTCAGGTCAGCAATCTCGGAAATGATGATCTGGCTGAGACCCGGATCCATGTCCGGTCCCATGGTTTGAAGCATGTAGCCAAGATCCTGAGCACGCTCCTCGTCGACTTTTGCAGTGGAAATATCCACCACCATGTCGAAGTTCCCTTGGATACTTTCTCGAGAAATATCCACGAACTCATCATTGGTCACTCGAACGGTCTCTTCGTCAGACAAGAACTTCGAGTTCATGGCTGTGATCTTGATGCCGATAAGTTTCATACCCTCTGCCAGACGGCGGAGAATGCTCACCTCACGCTGTCCTGCGGCATCAGATGCAGCTGCAATGCCCTTGGCCACCTGACCATAGGATTCACCTGTGATACCGCTCGAAAAGCTCTTGATGCCGGACAGACCTTCAGCTTCCTGGTTCTGTTGCTGAAGCACCTGAAATGCCGAGTTGGGGATCTCAGGATATTTCAGCTGCTGGAGCATTCCCCGAGGATCGCCGTTGGGATTGAACTCGAAATCCTCACCAGAGTTGAACCGGCGCTTGTTGACAGGATCCAGGAAGCCTTTGGCGTAACCTTGCTGAGCATTCGCAGACCGGCCCAGAAGGTCAATCACGCCTCGTGTGACAGCGCCAGTGATGCGCTGGGCATCCTGAAGCAGGCTCGCATCAGCTTCGCCGTAATGAGCCATGAGGACAGGCATATACGGCACGATGATGAATGGAGGCTTCCGATCCGGGAACGGGTTCTCGGTCATTTGGATGATCGTGTCACCGATGAATGAAACCAAGATGGGAACTGTCTCTTCGTTGTCGTGAATATCGGACAAGCCCCAATACTCGTGAACAACGACCATCTGCTTTTCTTTATTCACCCGAGTATCATTGCTCGGAGAATTGGTTTCATGATCAGGATCACCCAGCTTGCTTTTGACAGCATTGGATTCCCAGTTCACCTGATCGAGATTCTTGAAAATCTTTCTTTTCTTGAGATCTGCTTTCGTGGTCTCATAAGTGAAAACCATGAACTGAGCATCCTGCCATTGCCCATCGCATGACGGGTCAATAAACAAGTTCCGACTGTCCACAATCTTTACACTTGGTTGATTGTAGGTCAGCACATCTTCCGTCACTTTTTCAGTGCCGGTTTCTTGAGCGATGACCATGATGCCATCTTCATTCTCCAGAGAATACTCTACGGAAGCTTGAAGATCTTCAGGCAGCCTTTCATAACCGGGATCGTCAGCCTCATACATCTGGATTGCCTGCTGAAGCATCTCCATCTGCTGTTCGTCCTCGACTTCGAAATAGTCGTAGACAGGCTTTTCGATCGTGACTTTTTCGGTCTTGTTGTCCCAACCAACACGAACAATCACCGTGCCTTCATCGACCACGGTTCGGACATATCGATCAATAAAATCAACTTTGTTCAGCTTGGTGTCGAACTGCCAGTTCAGCAGGATCTGGTTCTGCTTCGCAGCTTCTCCATCCTCGAACGTCCGAGGGTTCACTTGGAACATCCGTTCGGTGTTGAGAAAAGGTTCCGACAGAGCAGGGTATCTCCACTCGTTGCTCTTGCGGATCATCTTCGGCTGAATGCTCGACCGGCCGGGTTGCTTCTTCCCACCCTTCACCCCGGACTCTGCCCCGGTGGTGTTGCGAAGAGCGAGCCAACCATCAACATTGGTCTTGTGGTTCGTGTTCTCTTCTCGAGCGTATTCGAGATCAGCTTTCAGCTCAGCAATCGTAGGTTCTTTTGCCCAGTCTGTCAGCTTGCTGTCCGGCGATTCGTCCAGCTTGCTGGGGTCGTAATGCAGCTCTCGACTGGATTCATTCAGGTTGGATTTGCCCCCCTGTTCTTCAGTTTCCATATCCACGATGCACTCTCCTAGCTGAACTTTTTAAACTTCTTTTGTGATGAAGCCGATCGAAGTTTTCTCCAGAGCTTTTACACGCCTTGTCCAGCCTCTGCCAAACCTTTTCCAAGATCGCAAAGTTTGCATGAATGCCAGCCTACGATGGCACATGTCTTGGATCAAAAACACTGGATCCGCTTCATGGGCATGGCGAAGCGTGTAAGGACCGATCACCCCATCAACATTCTTCTTGTTGAAACCAAGGGATCTCTGGAGATATTTTCCTGCGGTTTTCGGGCCGGAGTTGACCGCGAAATCGAACACGCAATAGTCGACACCATCAGGAAGATCCTGGCATCGACACTTGTTCCAATAGTTGTTTTTGTAGATGAGCAAAGCTTCATTTTTGGTCAGGAGCTTTACATCTGAGATGGAAACCGAATCGACACCACGCCAGTCCGCAAGAGTTCTATGCGTGATGCCGAAGTTGGTCGCCCCCCCATTGTCTTGGGGATCGTTCACGAAGCCCCCCTCATAGGGGAACATCGCATTCGCAGACCGCATGAATTTAATTGTTGAAGGCGTATTTCCGGCTCCCCGGAATACGTTTGGACTCATCATTTGACTTCTCCCCAGAATAAGGAATGTTCGGATCATATATATCCGTACAGATCTCTGGAGTTCTGTCTATAACTTTGGTGTCATAGGTCTCGCTCTTGTATCGCAGGCAGACCTTGAACGGGATCGTAGGAACTTTAGGGGTTGGAGTTCCATCTTCAGGATCGAACCATGCAGACCACTTCCACAATCTCGGATCATCGTCCGTGTCGGTATAGTCACCGTAGCCTCGACGACTGAATAGACGAGTACCGTTTTCAGCAAATACCGTGGCAACCCACAGACCCCTGACCGGACCAACGCTCTTATTGGCGTCAGCATCATAAAGTAGCATAGGCTCATTCGGGCCTGGTCTGATCTCCAGCACAGCCGTAATAAAAGGACGTTGAACCAGATACTTATGGTAGAAAATCCCTATGGGTTTTTGAGCCATAAGCAATGCAATACTCACAAGACAACCCACTACAAGCACTTTGAAGTCGTCTCGTGCTCCGCCTTGTTTTGTTGAACGCAAGAATTGTTTCATGGTTCTTATCTCTCATCTTTGGCTGACTTTTCAGCGGTTTCTTCTTCCCCTTTAGATATAAGCCTCTCAACGATTGTCACGGCAACAAGGCCAGTCAGGAAAGAAATAGCGGTCAGTGTACCGATAGCTCCAGCCATATCTTCAGGGACGTTTCCGATCCATGGTTCCAGGATTGCTGGACCCATGACACCAATACCAAACGACACAGCTCCGCCGACAAAGACGACTCGCAGTCCTTCCTTCCATGTGGTTTTCAGGACGGTGGCTCTTACCGAGCCACCTAGAGCGCCGAAGAAGGTGAGGAGCAAAGCTCGCTCGTTGAACACCTCCGATAGCAGCGTGAACTTGCTTGGTTCCATTAGACGAATCCTCTGTCCGACAGCTTATCGTCATGCATAGTCTCAGATGTGGAACTCAAGTCCTTTTCCTCATCAAAGCCTAGATATCTCAGATAGGTAGCAAAATACCTCTCACCCTGTCTCGAACTTTCTTCCCCTCCAATGTGCGATAAATATAGAGACGCTACATATATCTGAAGAGCTGTGAGCATGTTCGGCGGCAGCTTAATAAAGTTCTGGGTAGAAATAGGGGCAAACCCTGGAGAAAACACTTGTTGTCCTACTTCCGAGTTCCCTTGCTGCATGTAATCGATCACGTTCGACGTGACCCATGGATGCCGAGCCTGATATTTGATCCTGATCTTGGGACCAAGCTCTCGGATCTTTGCAGAGGTAAACCTGAGCGTGTTAAACTCCGGCGTCATGATATGGCCGTTGGTGTCTGTGAAGTGCTTTTTACCTTCGGCGTCAATTATCTCAAGAAACCGAATGAAATAGTATTCGCTAAACGGATCCGTATCGTCATCGTTCAAATACGGATAATAAGCGTCCAACACCATCTCGTAAGTTTTCTTGTCATCAAGAAATATTAGATCAACCGTTCTCGTAATGATCGTCTGTCTGACACAGATATCTGTCAGACCTTGATTGACGTAACTTACTAGCTCAGGAACCTTTTCTTGAATGATCAAACCATTTTCTGTGCAAGACGCATTTTTCAGCTGACCTTTTGCAAGGATATCCAGAAATTCGTCAATGCCGGTTGAGCTATACATGTCTTTTCATCCTTTAGATTTGGTTATGTCTTAAACCATGTAAGAACCAAACGATGAATCGTCGTGCTCATCCTGAATATCGCTGGTTCCCCAAACGCCTGTATCGTCTTTCTTGTCTTCTTCAGGGGGGATGTCCTCAGACGGTTCCCATGGATTCATGTACGGCAGCATTGAAACTGTGTCGATGCAGTCGTCTTTGCCTTTTAACCCATCCTTGGTGGCCAAGGCAATCTGACCCAGGAAAATGCCCAGCTCTTTGGAAAGCTTCATCTCTTCAGCAAAATAGATTTTGCTTGTCTTGAAGTAGGGTACGACCATGTTAAATCGAGCAAGCTTATCGGTGGTGGGACGAATCCCCGCACTCCCATTGTGCTGGGTCAGAGGGAAATACACGCCCCTGTTGTCCATCTCCATAAGAAGCCAATCCACGAAGCCCCCCTGTTGGCCTGTGGTCTCTACTCCGACCCCTTGAGGGTCATACTCTCCTACCAGCCTGAACAGATCGTTGATGGTCAGGTTCATGCCCTGACGCTCGACCACACCATCTACCCATGTCCACTTTTTGTCTTTGTCATAGGCCCAGACCGAGAGCACAGAATAATCTGCTGTCTGCTTCGACGAGGTGGCAAAATCTGTCGTGATATAGAAGTTGTACTTGTACTTGTTCTGGAGGATCTCTGATCTCTTTCTCCAGAGGATCTCTTTGTCCTGAACCAGCTTGCTTTCCTCGCTGGTAATCCTGAGCATCAGTTCCTGCCGGAAAGATTTCTCTTTTCCTTCTTTCACAGCATCGTCGTACTTTTCTTTCACATAGTCGAAATTGAACCTGTCTTCCCAAGCTCCCTGAAACTCGGATCTCTCGCACGGAAATCGCTCACAGACCGGGAACACGTTCACATCCCAGGATCCTGATTCAATGGCTTCGTAAACGATGTCCTCTTTGTTGAAAGGTGTCCCGTTCAGGATCATCTTGTACCGGGTCGGATCGAGAGCATACTGGACCCCGGAATAGACTGTGTCTTTGATGGCATCCATAGCGGTCTTGGATTTGGAATCAGCATCTGAAACCAAGTCATCCATGACGGCCAGCGTTGGGCGCTTGTTGAAAATCTTCGTCCCACGAATACCGGACTTGGCACCAAACATCTTGATGCCAAACTTGTGGCCGGACCTGTTTTGGAACTCGATATAGTTTTCAGTGAAGTGTGCGTGAGGCACCCAATGTTGCATGAACTCGGAATTATCATACCTGAACTGCATAGAGTTCTTGGCAGACTTCACACCGTTGTCCATTGAATCCGAGATATAAAGCATCCCGTTGATCTTGCCGAAATTAGGAATCTTTCCAAACACAGCAATATACAGAGCAAGATACTCAATAAAGATCGAAGTTTTACCTGACCCACGAAAGCACAGATTGGCGATCTTTTTCTTCTTGTTTGCAATCTTGTCCAGCATAGACAAGTGCATCACAGGGGTTTTGTTATCTTCCCCCATGTCACCATTTACCAGCTTAATGAAATTCATAAATTTCAGGGCAAACTCTGTTGGCACATAACCAACAGAGCCATTCAGCGCCATGAGATCTACTTCATTAAGATAGTCATCAACTGTGCTTTCAGTTGGGGCCATGTCCAACATCAGTTCACCTGTTTCATCGGCATATGGGCAATGTCCTGAGCAGACACACCCGGATTATTCTCGATAGCTTCGATCTGTTTTTGGCTGATCTCGGTCAGAGATCTCTCAAGAGCGGCCATACCATCATTCAGAGCCACGTCGATCTTCAACTCAGTCTTGATCGCTTCAGGCTTCTTCAGGTGGGTCAGCAGGCTGTTGGCTGCTTCGCACCGAACTTTGTCCGAGACATCCACATCGGTCATCAGCTCGTATTGGGTGTTCAAAGCATCTTGGAACATGCTCTGGTTCAGAATCCAGGAAGGCACAATGGCCTGTTCCATAATTTTTGTGACCAAGATGTTTTTATTGTAAGCCGAAACCAAGGAAGCAATGTCTTTGGGTTCTTTTCCGGCTGCCACCTGAGCTGCATGACGATCTGGAAAAGTCGCCTTGTACGCTTCAAGATTGGACTTGTTCATCATCTTGTGAGAGACGTACATTACGGCCCGAACGTAATCGCCCAGCTTGAATTTGCCCTCACTCAGGATCCGAGAATACGAGACAAAGTTATCTCTGATATTCTTTGCTTCATCAGGATCTCTCGACAGTGCATTCAGCTGATCCACCATATCTTGAGTGATGTTGGCCCGATGGTTTGACGGTAGGGTGTTCTGCACTTCAGCCAACGTAAGCATTGCCAGATTCTCCTGTCTCATGATAGCAAAATGTTCAAGATCTCATACAATTAGAAAGTAGTGTACCTCATGGCTATAACCAAAACTACTGTCACAGGTCCAGTATATCTTGTGAACGCAACCGCACCTCAAGAGGCACGAATTGTCTTCGAACTTTCTGGTTGGGATAGAGAAGAAGATGAAGCGGTCTTTGTCAGCGGTCCTTTTGCCGCCGACCTTGATGCAAACGGAGATTTTTCTGTAGATCTCTTCAGCAACTCCAACGGCCAGAACAATGTCGTCTACCGGATCAGCGTGATCTACAAAGACAGCCTTTCCCAGATCAAGAGCGAGTATATCGGCTTTGTCGCTCTGCAAGGTGCTGGACCTTTCGAACTTTCCGAACTTGAGATCGTGAATGAGTTCGATCACAGCATTCTTTCTTATGATCTCCTGGCTCATATCAAAACCGCTGAGGCCAGCATGGCTGCTTTGACGGCAGCCGGTCTCAAAGGCGACACAGGTGCTCAGGGTCCGACAGGCCCAAAGGGTGATACCGGAGCGACCGGCTCGACAGGTGCTCAAGGAATCAAAGGCGATACCGGAGCAAAAGGCGATACCGGGGCGGCAGGTTCTGATGGGGCTGACGGAGCTGACGGATCAAATGGCACAGACGGTGTCGATGGAGCCAAAGGAGATAAGGGAGACACGGGAAACACTGGGGCAACTGGTAATACAGGTGCAGCCGGGGCCGATGGACAAGACGGTGCTGACGGTGCTGACGGTGCTGACGGCGTTGATGGTGCTGATGGGAATGACGGTGCTCAGGGCGTCAAAGGTGACACTGGGGACACCGGAGCCAAGGGAGACACCGGAGATACTGGCGCTACAGGAGCAACAGGAACAACAGGTGCAGCCGGTAATGACGGAGCAGATGGGGCAGACGGGGCAGATGGAGCCACTACTTTCTTGGCTCTGACAGATGCTCCGACTTCTTATACTGGCCAAGCTGGAAAGATTCCTGCTGTCAACACTACTGAAGACGGTCTCGATTTTATCGTAGCTGCTTCTGGACCCGCAGGTTCAACAGGCGCTGCGGGAGCCGATGGAGTTGATGGAACTGATGGAGCCGATGGTGCCGATGGAGCAACTGGAGCCAAAGGTGACAAGGGCGATAAAGGTGATAAAGGCGACAAGGGCGATACTGGTGACACTGGCGCTGCTGGCGCTGACGGTGCCGATGGTACGGATGGTACGGATGGTGCTACTGGGGCAAAAGGCGACACTGGTGATACCGGAGCTACCGGGGCCGCAGGTGCAGACGGTACAGATGGCGTAGATGGCGTAGACGGAAACGATGGTGCAGACGGAGCTGCTGGAGCAACGGGTGCTGCCGGAGCGGATGGCGCGAATGGCGCAGATGGTCAGGACGGTGCGGATGGAGCGGATGGGAATGATGCTCCGACTGTCTTTCTTGGTCTGACTGACACCCCAGCTACATTTGCTGGCAAGGCCGGTTTGGCCGCAGTTGTAAACCAAACAGAGAATGCTCTGGAGTTTGCAGCTGTCAGTGGAGCTGAAGATCCTGGCTACTATTCAGATGTGCATCTTGCTGCTCAATCTCTTCCGGGCGACACAGAAGCTTCTGACCGTGGGCAAGAGTCTTTGGTCATTGCTTCAAACAACAACCCTTCCGTGGTCACTTCTCCTGAGAAGTTTGGCACTGCCATGTATTTCTCTGGAGACGATAGCTGGTACACTTTTTCCGGCTTCGACATGGATCTTTCCGGGGAGTTCACCTGGGAAGGTTGGTTCCGTCTGGCCAGCAACAAAAGTGCCGGTTTGTTCGGTACGGCCAATGTCCTTCTCTATTATGATGCAGGTTCTACAAAACTTCGGTTCTATCGAACTGCTTCAACAATCTTGATCACAAGTGTTTCTACTTTCGCTGTAGACACATGGTATCACGTCGCCATTGCTCGAGATGATGCAGGAACCACAAGAATGTTCATTGATGGTGTTCTGGATGCCAGCACCACTGCCTCTTACACGTTGTCGGAGACTGCAACTACTTTTCGGCTTGGTAACTACAGCGGGTCAAACTCCTACGATATGGACGGCTACCTGCAAGATGTTATTCTAACCGAAAAGTGCAAGTACCCGACCGATACTACTTTCACACTTCCTACCGAGCAATATGATGCCAAAGATCCGTTGGCTTTTGATGGTTCTTTTGTTTCTCTTTATGATACCCCTGAAACTCTTATCGGTTACGGCGGTCAAATTGTAGCAGTCAAAGAGAATGGTTATGGTTTGGAGCTTCTTCCCCCTGCTTCCATTCTGGCTGCTGCTTCTGAAGAAGTAAGCTACTATGATGACGGTCTTCTTATCTTGCAGGCGTTTCCCTACAAAAATGAGCTTGTAGATGGGAGCCGATATAAGCACCGTCTTTATCAAACCAACTACCCCAAGATCACAACAGATGTTGAGAAGTTTGGTGCGGCGGCCTACTTTGATCGAAACAACAGCTGGTACACGATCAACGATATCGATGCTGCCATGGCAGGTGAGTTTACTCTCGAATGCTGGGTTCGTTTTGGTGCTGATTCCACGATGGGTATCGCTGGTCGAGAAGAAGACTTCTTTCTTTACCGCTCCACTTCTGGGGATGCGATTCGCTTCTACATCGACAACACTCTCATCTTGACCAGCACTACTGCCACGTCCACAGATCAGTGGTATCACATTGCTGTGGCTCGAGATGATTCTGACAATATTCGTCTCTTCATTGATGGCGTATTGGAAGACACTTACTCGACCGCAATCACAATTCCTGCCGGACACACAACTTTCTTTGTGGGTAATCACAGGGCAAACACTTCTACAGATCTCAATGGTTGGATCCAGGATCTTATCTTGCTTCCCAACACTTGCCTCTATTCGAATGACACTTCTTTTGTGCCTCCCACTGCTCAATACGAGAATGGGATAAACGTCAAAGCTGCTCTCACTGGTTTGTCGGATGTTGCTGGGCCGATCACAAATCGTACCGGATCTCAGTTGGTCGTAAATCCTTCTTCGGATGGTTTTAAGATTGTCCCTGCACCCGCTATGTCAGAAGATCCGTACTGGCCCTTTGTTACAGCATTGATCCAACCTGTCTCAGCAACTGATAGTGTTGTAGACAAGTCAAACTACCAGCATTCTCTGACTGGAGGTTTTGGCATCTCCATATCCAAAACCAAGTTTGGAGCTGCATTCGAGACTGCCGGTTCAAGTGATTCCATCACTTTCTCGGACTATGATGCTTTCGATTGTACTGGGCCTTTCACTCTTGAAGGTTGGTTCAATGCAAATGACTGGGATTCGCTCGATTATGTGATTCAGGCTTTCGATCGCTTTGACATCCGGGGAGCCAATGGCATTCTGACTTTTGATGATGCCAAAGGTAATGCCATGGTGTCCAACTCCACTGCTCTGGTGATCGACCAATGGTATCACCTCGCATGGGCCATGGATGCAGATGGTGTCCTCCGCATGTTCATCGACGGAGTTCTGGAAGATACTTCTTCTGGTACTTTTGAACTCGGTGGTTACGGTGCTCTTCGCATCTCCAACAATTCGAATGGCTGGAGAGGTTATATCCAATCGTTCCGGTTCACTTCTGGTGTTTGCCGGTACACAGCTTCCTTCACACCTCACACTGAACTTCTTCCTGAAAGAGATGCTCGTATCAACTCTATTCTTTCTATCCCTGATGCACCTTCTACTTACAATAAGAGTGCAGGGAAACTTGTAAAAGTGAACCATGATGAAGATGAAATTATCTTCGCGTCCGGTGATACGGTCGAGATGGATAAGCATCTTAAAAATGTGACACTTCTTCTTCAGCCTCGTGCTACTGTCACTACAACTTCTATCGTTCCTCCTGATCTTTCCCCTCGTAAGAGAACCATGGGAAGAACAGGTTCGGCTGACCAGAACCCTGCTCAAACGCTCTATGGCGGTGGGCTGGATATCCAAGGCACCTCTGATTGGTACTGGACCCTCGGCACTGAATACGATGATTTTGTAAATGACCACACCATCGAATTTATGATGTGGCCTTGGCAAGATGGAGAGATTCAATATGTCATCGGGCAGGATACAGACTGGTATCTGACCATTGAAGCTAACGGGATCCTCAAGCTTTATATCGACGACACTTACAGATGTCAGTCTTCATTGTCCGTGAACTTTGAAAATTGGAATCACGTAATGATCATAAGAAGCGGTAATATTTATACCGTTTATGTCAGAGGAGACAAAGGTATAAACTCCAGCTCAGTCACTCCGACTGGGAACCATGATGGGTACATTCGGATTGGTGGTATTCCTACCAAGCCTACTGGGGTCGATGGGGATTTCCACGGCTACTTCCAGTCTGTTCGTATCACGACTGGGATTGCCCGTTATACTTCTGAGTTCTCCCCGCCCAACGAACCTCTGGGAATCTACCCTGCCGGAGTTGGTGTTTTCACTGATCTCATGGATACCCCTGATGATCTTACCGACAGTGCTGATAAATTTGTAGTTTTGAACTCTGAAGCTACTGGTTTTAAGTTTGTCGAGAATCCTGATAAGTACAACTTCCAGGTTGAACGTGAAAGGTACTATGCCGGTGATCTGGCTAAGATCACAGGATACACTCCTTCCAAGCAGATCATTCATAGCAGCGTCATCTATACTCTTGTTGCTGCTTGTGATTGTGATGGGACTAACACATGTCGCTGGTATCCCGATAACTACAACTCTTGTCCTCGTCTGGTAATCGCTCCTTCTGGGACGATTACCCAGAGCACAAGCAGTATCGATATGACTGAAACAGGTATCCACTTCTTTTATGTCGGAGGATCTACTGTTGCGGTCAATGATCCAGGATTCAAGTTTGGTGTCTTCGGAACAGGGATGCTGAGCCTTCAATTCTATGAAGGTGCTGACAACTTGTTCTGGGAATTTGGTGTCGCAACAACTCCATCTTTTGATGAGGATCTTCCAGCATCTGCTGTTCCTCGTGGTGTCGTCGAACTGAAGCTTGAACCTTCTTCCTTCACATTGGTAGGACCGTTCAAACATATCCCCCGGTCTGTTGAAGTTCTCATGTGTGGAAACACAGATTGTAGTCTGACAGGTGACTGTGCAGACCTTCCTCCACGGCTGACAGCCGCACCTTGGTACAACACTGACATCACTCTTACCGGAGATATAAGTAAACTTCCTGCAACTCTTACAAGTTTACAACTCAATAACAATGGAGGTTCATCTGACCTGACAGCAACTGCACCAATCAATGTTCTCTTGGTTACTCTCAATCTCGAGAACTGTGTTCAGACAGAAGCTGCTGTTGATGCAATCCTTAAACAACTTGTTGCTGGAGGTGCAACAGGAGGAACAGTCGATCTGGGAGGCACCAACCCTGCACCGAGTTCTGTAGGGGATGCAGATCGAACAATTCTTCTTGGTCGCTCTTGGACTGTTATCGTAAACTGATATAAGTCTCTCTCTTTTCTCTCTTCTCTCTTTTTCTCCTCTCCTCTGCCTCGTGCAGGGGAGGGGATTTTTTATACCCAAACACTCCGTATACAGATATTTTCGCCCACTATACTCAGACCCATCTTTATATGTATTAGTATGATAACTCTGAGAATCAAATAATAACTTATCCACAGAGTTATCCACAAGGTATACCCTCTATACTCTATTTGTTATTATACCCCCCATCTGCATTTGATCTGCCCTTGGCCGCTTCCACAGCCTCTTCCACACTCTTGAACCTCTGATAAGGTTCATTCCCAAAAGCCTCTCTCATCTTCACAATCTCTCTACTCTCATCTTCAGAAAGATGATTTCCTCTCCCTTCATCATCGAACCAAACCGTAGGATGATTCACCCAACTCCCATCTTCTAACTGAGAAGTAGTAGTCAACTCAGTAGTAAGAGATCCATCTTCATTGACAATCGGCTGATCCCTTTCAGGATCAAATGGCCGCATAGACATCATCCTCTTGAACTGATCATCCGATATAGCCTGAGTTTCCCCACTCATATTATTGTCCATGTTTTGTTCTCCTATGTGCAGATTCTCTTTATCTGTATAAATCAAAAATCCTATGAAGATAGAAAAAAGTAGTATGGAGAAAGTAGTAATTTTGCAGTAGTAGATATCTATATATGTAACGACAGAGGTGAAAAATAGTAGTGTGCAGAAGCACAAAATTTTAGTGCATGAGATTTATATAATTAACGTCAGAGGTGGGGGGTTCTGTCTGGGTGGCCACCTTCACCAAACCCACCCCCCCGGCTCATTACACATTCAGGGGCTAACGCCCCCTATGAGTTAATCATGACTCACATACCATACCAGGAGCACTCACATCATGGGTCCATTCGCATTCATCAGCACCATCTTCGTCTCCATCTCTGACTTCATCACCAGCATGAGCAACTACTCCAAGGTCATCGAAGATCACAGCCAACGCACATATGCATCCTCCAAGCTCGCAGGCTCTGCAAAAACCCGTACCGAGATCAAAGAGAAGATCGCCATGTACGACAAGCGTACCAAGAAGCTCAGCAAGACCAACGTAGACTCCGAGCAAGTCGACAAAGACTTCGAATCCATCATGAACAACTTCACATCCACCGAAGAAGAATAAGCTACAGCCTCACAGGGAAACCTGTGGGGTCAGCTTTTTTACACATACACATAAGATAGAGAGAGTACATCTCTATACTATAGTAGAGGAGGCTAACGCCTCCAATGACAAGATCACTACATTCTCACCAACATGCTACAACTTTGCACTATCAACATCCCTCTCATCTGGACACCAATCATGACCACATCACCACGGGATACAGACTCAACACTATCCTCCAAACCTGATGATCCAATCATCGTTCAAGCTACCAATCGCAGATTATCTATTGATCGGGCGATTTTAACTTTCCAAGAAGATCTTGAGAAAGAGAAATCTAAATCTTTAATTGAGAGGGTCGGGAACAAAACGTAAACAATTCATCAACTCTTAAACCAGGAAAGAAGAGATCATCACCATGATCATCGCTCTCACCATCATCGCTTTCGTCTTCATCACCGGCTGCTTTTACAAGCCTCCAACACCTGAGCAACAGGCTCAGGCTGATGCTGAGCTTCAGGCATATACCGACAAGGTAGCTCGTAAGACCCAGCTCAACATCGACCGCAAACTTGCTGATTATGCTCGTCACAGCAAAGCTCTCGGCTCCCGTTGTAACATCATCAACATCCGTAAAGATGTCGATGCCATGTATGCTGAAATGCAGAAAAGAAAGTAGAAACAATACCATGCTCATCCTCGCATTCATCGTCCTCATCGCTTACTGCCTCATCAAAACTCACCTCGAACAGAAGGATCATAGGCCCGCTGATAGACCTCAGAAGCCTGCCAATATCACCATCCCTGAACAGCTGGATGATCTTGCTCGTCGAGAGCAAGCTCTCCGTGATGACCCTGAGACAGACATCAACCTTGATCAGATCGATCAAGACTTTGATGCTGCTCTCGCATCTCTCCGTAGATAGGATATCAACATGCTCACTGAAACACTTGATCTCACTGAACTCTTCAAGTTCCCTGAATCTGAAGTTGAGGCTCCTGTCCCAACTTCCTGCTCTCCATATCTCCTGATCGAGTATCCCAAGACCTACAGCTGGAACACCATGCTCGCAGAGGATTGGGCATGATCGTCGAGCGTTGGTACGAGCGGTTGTTCAACTTGTTGTTCAACCATGATCAACATCTCCGGGATCAGAGGCTCCGTAAGGAACTTGCTGATGCCCGCAAATTATCCCAGAAATCTGAATGATATCTGGAACTTCTGTAAATTGCTGAACTATCTGTCTTAACTGAGAGAGGCGCTAACGCGCCCTATGCGTTTCAATCAAGAGACGCTGAAACCAACATACTGTTCTCTGAAAGGAACTATCACCATGGCACGTAACCGTAAAAACAACGACGTTCTGAACACCGCTGGCCGTACCCGTGGCGGCTCTTCGAAAACTTCGAACCAGAGCAACCAGCGTACCGGCACCGATCGCAACGGCAACGAGTTCATCAAGGATGACTTCTGGATGAACATCGGCTTCAACCTCGAAGTCGTCGGAGAAGACGGTGAGACCACCACCGAGTTCTTCCGCCTCGCCAAGGGCATCCCTCTGTCCGCGTTCGAGCGTATGACCACCTATCCGAACACCTCGGACAAGCAGAAGACCCGTATCGCTCGCCACAACGCCATCATCGACGCTCTGCACGTTCAGGGCGACAAGCTCGAAGACGGCGAAGGCAAGACCGTCAAGCTCTCCGTGAGCATGTATAAGGTCCAGGCCGAGGTCTCCGAAGACGATGCATCCGGCGATACCAAGTCGGCTGAAGAGCTGGCCGACGAACTCTTCGGCTAAGATACCAAGATGCCCAATCACCTAATCAGGTGGTTGGGCATTTTTAGTTCAATAGATAGAACAGCTTAGTTCTCTTTTGGCGTCTTCCCAAGCAAGCTCAAGGAGTTCAAATTATGGATAATAAAGTTAACTGGCCAGATGACTGGATCCAGGATCTGATCGACAACCCTCCAGATCATAGACACTTCGAACAGCTGTTCCTTCAGGAGACATACCTGCTGGAATCAGAGATTCTGGGAGATGAGAACAAAGTTCATATTGAGGATTAACTTAGTGTTCTGTTTGTTCTTGTCGTTGTTCCTGTTCTTATTGGTGGCACCGTTGCCCGCTAACGCGGCCTTCGGTGGCCTTCCGGGGGTTTTGAGAGTTAACTTGAGTTGAATCCTCCAAAGTTCAGACTGGATCCTAAAATCTCTATTCCATTCAACTTTGACTGGACGTAGACTTAATCCTAAGAAAGAGAAAGAAGTATGTTAAAGAAGTGGAAATATCTATCTATAGAAGTCTATGCAGCCATATTCGGATGGCGAGTCGAGATCGATTTCATCCCATTCCAATGGGCAAAGCCTCAGTTCGGCTTCTCTCGATCCATGGGAGAACCAATCAGAAAACCTTCTCTCAAAGCTGGACCGTTCAGCCTCTGGACAATGTCATGCGAGAAGGTCGAGCTGGGCATAGCAGCTGATCTCCGTGCTGCATTCCATACCGTCCCGTTCCAAGCTGTCTATCCTGGGGCAGTGGTATGGCCAAAGTACCAGAAGAAGAAAGCTTAATACCATGCATACAGAAATGTTAGTTCTAAGAGTTCTTCAAGAACTTTCCAAATTCTACCTACGAATCCTCGTGATGCCGAACGGGTATGTGGTCAATGACTTCTACCAATCAGGCACAGCAGAGATCCAGATCCAAGGTGAAACCATCGTGATCAAGACTCGCTACGAGCGAGAGGTGACATGTCATTTCAGCGAGTTCCTCCAAACCCTGATCGACGAGAACCTCCACTGGTATCATGCCAGCAAAGGAAAGACCGGAACCTGGGATGAGATTGCTGAACCATGGAGACGAATCATGAATCATTACGACAGAACCGGAGACATCAATGCCGAAGGAAAAAGAGAACCAGAGCCGGAATCTGAACCAGTGGTATAAGTGCCAGTGCGGTCAGGAATGGGAAGCTCCGGGACATCCTGATCCCAAGACCTGCCCAGAATGTGAAACCTCAAAAAATGTGAGAGAAATATGAGCCAGATAGAAAGATACATCATCGGCCAACACTTCATGATCGCCAAATCCCATGGAAGATTCATCCTGCCCATCGCTCAGAAAGTTGTTTTCCCGTCGGGAGAAATATCTGGTGAGGGAGACGGCCGAGGATATGTCTCCGAAGATGGAAGAATCTTCAGATCTATTGATGGAGATACTTATCCAGATGAGGACACTGCCAATCTGGCAATCAAGAAACTCTTTTACGGATTCGTAGAAAGAAAAGAAAAGTTCCTCAAAGTCTGTGAAGGCTGTGGATCAGAACAGGTCTCATGTGATGGCTCAGCTCGCTGGTCTGTTCAGGATCAGGACTGGGAACTCGTCATGCTCTACGACAAAGCATCCTACTGTGATGACTGCGACGGAGAGACAAATATAGTATCTAAGAAAGTTCCCTAACTTTCTTCTTTGCGTTCTCTAATCTTATGACAGGAGTAATCTATGGCACAGCTCAATGAGCCACTCAGCAACAAGAGAAAAGATATCACCGGACAAAAGTTCGGTAATCTCACTGCCATCATCTATACCCACAGCGATCAGTCTCGCCATTCGATGTGGGATTTCCTCTGCACCTGCGGTGATACATATAATGAGCGTATGAACACCGTCACAGGCCGCCATAGCAGCGGTAAATTCAACGCCTGTCCCAAGTGCATCACAGCTCATGCTGACGCTCAGGGAGGGCTACAGGCCCAAGAGAGAGCATTGCCCAAGCCTCCACTGGATTTGAAACTCAAGTCAGGTGTGAGACCTCAGCAGAAGCCCAAGGTCAAGAAGGTGAAAACAAAACCTTTTGTCAAGAAAGCTTCTGAGCTGGAACCAACGGTGTTCAACAAGCACCATGGTACTCCTCCAGCTGATGCTGTCTACATCGGCCGGGGATCACCCTATGGCAATCCATTTGTCATCGGCAAAGATGGCAACCGAGACGAAGTCTGCGATCGGTTCGAGAAAGAGATCCTTCCTGATCTTGATCTCACGCCTCTCTATGGCAAAGATCTGGTCTGCTTCTGCTCACCTCAGCGATGCCATGGCGATGCTATCTTGGCCGAAGCCAAGAGACGCCAGACTCAGGGAGAAGAAGAAGATAAAGCTCAGAAGCCTGATCCCTACAAAGATAAGTTCTATGCTCAGGAACTGATCGAGAAGATGTATGACAAGGGCCAGATCCTTGACATCCTCAAGGAAGAGTTCGCTTCGGTATCGGATGATCCATTCGAGAACGAAGCTCTCTGTCAGATTTATCTGCACAAGTATGCAGATGCTGAAACCATGGTGGGAATCCTCAGCCCCAAGCATGGCACTCCACAGGAGGTAGCTGACAAGCTGCTTGCTATGGTCGATGAGGACTTCATGGACCTCGACGAGCTAGGCCGGTTCTCTGTCATCTGGGAACCAGAAGAAGACACTGAAGCACGCCTCAGCAAGCTCCAGTATCCTCTGCCCATGATCGTCAAGCCGAACAAGCTCAGGAAGAACACTGACACCGGCTACATGACCATCTCCAAGTGTGCAGTCCTCAGTGGTGCCGACCACAGGTATGAGACGAAAGATCTCTGTCTCGATCATCTGAACAGGATGAACTCCGTAGGTCTGGCAACAGACTGGGGAGTGGTGGAATCACCTGAAGCTGTATTCGTTCGACCGAAGCAGAAAGAAGATGAGACCTCCAAAGAGTATCAGAAAAGAGTTCAGGCCGATCAGAAGTTCTATGACATGTCGATAGATGTGTTGGAGAAACTCGACTCGATCACGAACACTTTCTACCTCACCCACCGATATGATTTCCGCGGCAGATCCTATGCCTCCGGCTATCATTGTAATACGCAAGGCGATGCCCTCCATAAGGCCGTTTTGCAATTCGCAACAAAGGAGAAGATCACTGACTCAAAGAGTTCGTAAGCCGAAAAACTACTGGGCAGGCACAGCACATCAGCTTGCCCAGCTGTACCCGGCATCAGATGCCAACAGTGGCACAGGCTACATTCGCATCTGTCGTGATGGCGAAGTCATCGACATGCATTTATGGATCTGGAAAGAAATCTATGGAGTTATTCCTCATGGTTGGGAAGTCGATCACATCAACCATGTGAAAACAGACAATCGGTTGAAGAATCTCCGGTGCATTCCTGGCGCAGAGCAGAAACGAAATCTGCCTATCAGATCTGACAACGTGTCTGGAGTGCTCGGGGTATCCATCTGGAATGCGACTCGACGAGGTGATCAGGTTATCCACATGTGGAGAGCTGTCGCCAATGATCAGAATGGAAAACAAAAGATCAAAACATTCTCGATCAAGAAATATGGAAACCAGGGTGCCTTCGATCTTGCCTGTGCAGCTCGAGCACAGATGAACATCGACTATGGATATCACCCCAACCACGGAAAGTAGTTATGATCAGCTTCAACCTGGAAAGAGCCTTCAACGAATGGTTCACTGCTTGGAAGGCCAAATACGGAGATCTGGCATTCTCCAAGACAACACTCGAGCTGGCTTTCCATGCTGGTTTCTCTCTGCACTCGCAAACGCAGAAGAAGAGATGGATCGTCCTTCTGGACTTCAACAGTGAGGGTTCCAGCGAAAGCTGGAATACCAACTACATGGAGTTCTACTCAGCAGCTTCGGAAGAAGAAGCTGATTTCGTAGGAGCATATGAGCTGGCACGTCTTCTCAATGAAGATTTCGATCACTTCAACGATGTTGATGATGGATTTAACTACGGATCCTATGAGATTCGAGAAGAAGGGGAAGAGGCAGACTGATGATCAAACTTGTTGTCAAACCATATAACGCAGAAGAGATGTCTCTGGGAGGAATCACCAGATTCATCTACTTCGAAGATGTCATGCCCAACGTAGAGGTGGGATCATCTTTCGAAGTGTTCACTCCCTACAACATCGTCGATCCAGTGTTCAGTGAAATCGTCACAAAGATCGAAACCATAGAAGTACATGTCACCCAGATGTACCTCAATGGAAACCTTCTGCCGAATCAGATCTACTCGAGAGATCAGATCGAAGAAACAGATAACGAGTTCGCAGAGACCTGCGGATTCGAAGGCTTCTCGGAAATGAGAGATGCCATCTCCACCTCTATCTTCGGACCTGGGAGACCTCTCCCTCTCACCGCAAAAGTAATGAACTGGAGCTAAGAACTATGTCAGAAGAACCATACCGAGGAGAAAACATCCTCCTTGAAGATGTGAAGACCCGTGCCTCCGCTCTCTGGATGGACAACGAGAACCTCACCGAGAAAGAAGCTTGGGAGAATGCTCGTGAACAGGTCTCGGAAGAACTCCGTGCTCAGGGTCTGGAAAACTCGGCCGAGGCCGTGATGTATTTCGACAAGCCCAAGAGCAACTAAGCCATGGCAGAAGAAAAAGAACTTATCCAGATGAGTGAAATGCAGGTTGGTTTCATTGCCAACAAGCTCTGGATGACGAATCGGGGAGAAACCCTGAAGATGTCAGACATGGCAACTCAGCACATCTTGAACTGCATAACGTGGATCAGGAATCACCGAGGCATTGCAGATACCCGACGAGGCATTACCCAGAGTGATGTCTATTTCGGGATTGAATGCATCAGGCTGTTCGAGGAAGAACTTGCTTCTCGGATAAAAGATAACTCTCAACTTTAGGAGACAGAGAATGTTTCAGACATTCACCGGACTTGAATATCTCAAGATGGATATCGCAGCGAACCATAAGAAAGAATGCGAGAAGGCCAACTGGGACGATCGCATCCGTCATTTCTACCAGATGGGCGACCTGAGAGACGAAGCCAATGTGGCCCAGCTCTGTGAGGGTGCCAACAACCCAGTGGGTCTCAGGGCTGCTATCCTGGCCTATCAGGACACTCTGGCCGACAAGGCCACTGGCTACATGATCTCGCTCGACGCTCACTGCTCGGTGCTCCAGATCCTCTCCCTGCTCATGTCCTGCGAAAAGAGCTTCAAGCTCTGCGGTGGTGACAGCGACAACCTGATCGATACCTACAGCCACATCTACGAGGCCATGGATCTCGAAGGCACCCAGATCGGCCGCAAGGCTCTGAAGGCTGCCATCATGGAGTCCTGCTACGGATCGGACACGAAACCTGCCAAGGTCTTCGGAGACGACGAGGAGCGGTTCTACGAGATCATGGACGAAGAGATGCCGGGTGCATGGTCACTCTCCGGGGATCTCGTGCTCATCTGGAATGACTTGGACACTCCAGGATACTCTTGGTTCCTGCCGGATAACTTCTATGCAGAAGCAAGAGTTACCGAGATGGCTGAGGAAACCTTCGAGTTCATGGGGGAAACCAAGTCCATCATGGTTCATACCGATGAGCGAGCGGATTACCACAAGGGCTGTGCAGCCAACATTGTCCATTCCATTGATGGTTTCATCGTCAGGGAAATGTTCAGGCGCTGCATGTTCGATATGGATACTTTCTCCAAAGTCGTTGAATGTCTCAACGCTACTGGAACAAACGGTAAACATGAACAGGCAGTCCAGACGCTCTGGGGCAACTATCTGGCATCAGGATTCCTGAGTGTTCGGATTCTCGACTATCTCGACGAAGGCACCATGGGTCTGGTAGATCCTCTGGTCATCGCTGAGCTGCTTCAGTCTCTGCCGGATGCACCGTTCGACATCGTGACAATCCATGATTGCTTCCGCTGTCATGCGAACAACGGCAACGACGTTCGACGCCAGTACAACAGAATTATGGCTGATATATCAGGCAGTAACATTCTGAAGTTCATTGTATCTGCCATCTTCAATGAGGAGATCAATGTGGCGAAGACCGGCACCATCGACCGAGCTACGATCGTGGATGCGAATTACATGATCGGTTGATACCGAGACTGATATCTACCCCTTCCGGGAAACCGGGAGGGGATATCTATTCCATAAGATAGAAAAGGAAAATTTATGCCCAGAGCTTACTACTGGGGTCTCATGGCTGGAGCTGACAACAGGCTGGATGGTAGGAGAAGAAATCTTGTCCATCAAGACTGTATGCCCAAGCTCTTCACCACCAGACAGAAAGCCATCGACTATCGAGAACAAGTCTACGGGTACATGCGAAAGAGGCATGACCTCAAGGCTGAGCCTCATGGCTGGATCTATCCGAGGCCAGTGAAGATTTATATTAATTGTCCTCAAATAGACAAAGAAATGGAGAATAAATAAAACTTATGAATCCGTTAGACCTCACCGGACAAGTATTCGGTAGACTTACTGTCATTGGTCAATCAATCAGCCGACCATCCAAGCCTAGCAGGCGACGATTTGCTCCCACAATTTGTTCATGCGGCAACTCTCAAGAGGTTGCTGTAGCTTTGCTTAGAAGAGGCAAAACCAAATCATGTGGGTGTCTTCGTAAAGATCTAACCAGTGAACGTGCAAGCACTCACAAACAATCTGGAACAAGACTCCATAAAACATGGAAAGGTATGAAGCAGAGGTGTTTCAATCCTAAAAATACTGATTACGATCTTTACGGTGGCCGTGGCATTACAGTCTGTCAAGAATGGTTTGAGTTCGAACCATTTCATTCTTGGGCATTACAGAATGGTTATGCAGATCACCTGACAATCGAGCGCATCGACAATAACGGAGAGTATTCTCCGAACAACTGTCGATGGGCTACCCGGCTTGAACAAGCCAATAACCGGAATCCAAGAAGAAAGAAGTAGAACTTTCTTTTTTGTGGTAACAACTTATAGCTCAATCAGGAGTACAGACTTATGCGACCATTGAAGCCTTCGCAGGCATATGCCTTTGCCCAGCGGGCATTGCGGATGAACAGGGTTCCCTACCTCAGTGGACCGGCAGGTATCGGCAAGAGTTCCATCGCAGCTCAAATAGCCGACGAGTTCAATCTGAAGCTCATCGACATTCGCCTTTCCCAGATGCTCCCCGAGGACATGATGGGCTTGCCCCAGATCGAAGGCGACAGGGCTTCGTACAAGCCGTTCACGACGTTTCCGTTGGCCGAGTTCGACAAGGTGCCAGACGGGTTCGACGGCTGGCTCATCCTGCTCGACGAGCTGTCCAGCGCCTCTGAAGAGGTTATGGCGGCAGCCTATTCGATCATCCTGGATCGGCTGGTAGGCGGTCGGCAGATCCATGCCAAGGCTCGGATCATGGCAGCTGGCAACCGCTCGACAGACTCGGCCATTGCACGTCCTTTGCCGGATACCCTGATCACCAGGATGCTCTGCATTGAGATGAAGCCCAGCGTGAAAGACTGGATGCGATGGGCAGAAAATATCTGCAAAGCTCCCAACGAGCACACCATGGCGTTCATCAAGAAGCACCCCTCCATGCTGCACGATCTCGGTGACTCCTCCAAGCGTTCGGAGCTGGAACCGTATCCGAATGCTCGAGGCTGGGAAGCTGTGATGACGGCCATCAACGCTCACCAGAGGATCACCGGCAAGGATAGTCCAATGGATGAAGTGACCCTTCATACCGTTGAGGCAGCCGTTGGCTCCATCGCAGGCACGACCTACAAGGAGGATTACGATCAAGCTCTGACCCTTCCGAAACCATGGGATTGTGCTCAGGCTCCGGCAGCCACTCACATTCCACCATCTGCGATCGGCAAATCCACGCTGACCAAGGATCTGGTGAAATACTATCTGGAGTCCGGTGACGGTCCCCGAGAAGGTGTCATCAAATACATGAACCGGATCGGTGGCGAGTTCAGCTCGCTCTTCGCTCAGCTGGCTGCTGAACAGATGGGTCAGACTGCATCTGAAGTGGCACTTCTCGCCAATCTGAAGAAAGAGCTGAACATCAACGATCTGAATTTTGATGACGAGTTTCTGAAGCCTCCGCTTCCAAAGAAACCCGGTGTCAAACCAGGAAGCAAACCTTCGACCCTGAAGCCTGTGACCAAAGGTAAGAAGTCGACGCCTGTATCATCTACTCCGGTCCAGAACATCGTCCCCGATTTCGATGCCGACATGGATATCGGAGATGAATACGACGACGAGCCGTTCGACTGATATCATCAGATCCCGCCTGATCCCCGAGAGAAATCTTGGGGATCTCCCCATATTTTTGAGTCAAGAAGGGAAACTTCATGTCTGCTCAAGTTCAAGCCCAACAGGGTCCACCACAGGTTCAAGGCCCACCGCCTCCTCCTGTTCAACAGCCTCCAGAGATGCTTCCAGCAGGTGAGCTGAAGCCCCTCGTCGAGGAGCTGATCCGTCATCCTTCCATGGTTGGATACTCGGTCTACCTGAACCGTATCCAGATCTTCTGGAGCAATGAAATTCCTACGGCCTGTGCCGGTCATGGTTTCATCTTCTTCAACAAGATCTTCTACTACTCGATCCCGAAACCTGCTCGGGTGACAGTTCTGGCCCATGAGATCATGCACTTGATCCTCCGGCATCTGGACCGCGGCAAACAGGCAAATGCCAGCACCTATAACATCGCCGCCGATCATGTGATCAACACGTCTCTGAAGCATGACGGGTTCTCATTCGTCGGGCTGGAAGACTGCATCTGCGACATGAAATACTCGGGCTGGAGCACCGAGGATGTCTACAATGTCCTCGCCAAGAACCCACCGCCTCCACCGCCGAACACACCATCCGCTGACCAGATCGAAGATCTGATCAAGGATGCTCTGAAGAAGATGGCTGAAGCCGGTGAGGTATCAGTTTCTTTCGACGAGCAAGTGGTCAAGGCTGAAGGTGATCTGAAGGATCTGGAAACCAGCATCGGCAGCAATCCCGGCATGATGACCCGTGTGATGCTCAACAGCACTCGAGCTGTGATCATTGAAGATGCCACCTATCAGGAGATCTTCTCGGACTATCTGATCGATCCTCTGAACCTTCGTCGGAGAACATTCAGCAGGCCCAGCCGCAGGTTCAAGTCCCAGAACTTCGTCCTGCCGGGAAGGCTCAAGAAGCAGACCCCCAGCAACCGGCTCACCCATCTGGTCTATGCTTTGGACGTGTCTGGATCCATCAATGCCCAGCAGGCTCAACAGTTCCATGACTCGGTTCGTACCATCAAAAAACTGCTCGATCCTGAAGCTCTGACAGTGCTCTTCTTCGACACGAAGATTGTGCTGGAACGGGTGTTCAAGTCTTCTGAACCTTATACCGAGATCCAGGTCCGGGCCGGTGGAGGAACGCATCTCGGTGCAGTCTACAAACGGACGGAAGAACTCGAGCCGGAAGCTCTTGTCGTGTTCACAGACCTGGCTGTGAAAATCCCGACCAAGATGCCCTGCAAAGATGTGATCTGGATTGTTCCGTTTCTGGTCAATACAAAGGTTCCATACGGAACGACATATCTCATTCCGAAACTCGAACAGTAGAGGAAAACCAATGAAGGTAAACGGCTCAAGACTGCTCAGGGCAGCTCCTATAGCCAACATGGAAACCGAGAAGATCAAGTTCGAAGGAACGTCGTATGGCCTTGCAGAAGCAGGCTACGACATTCGTTTGAAACAGGATGTCCGCTGGGTCAAAGAGATCAAGCGAGCACCCTGGATCATCAGGCTTCTGCGGCTTCACTATCTGGTTCGGCACTCTCTCTATGTCGATGGAGAGTTCCAGGGTTTCACCCGGTTCACTCTGGCATCCGGGGTAGAATACTTCCAGATGCCCAAAGATCTGGTTGCCCAGATTGCTGACAAATCGACCCATGCTCGACGAGCATTGTCGGTGTTCAATACTGTGGCAGAACCCAACTGGCGGGGAAATTTAACACTCGAGTTGGTCTACCACGGTGAGGACGAACTGCATCTCAAGGCAGGCATCGGCATCGCTCAATCACTCTTCTCTCAGCTGTTCGAAGACGGTGATTACGGAGAAGATGGCAAATACCAAGATCAGCCTGATCGGCCGGTCGAAGCTAGAGATTGATCTGATCTGTCTCTGACAGTATAGTTCCCTCACAGTGTTGAGGGAGCTATACCATGCAGCAAATGAAATTATGTCGTAAATGTAAAAATGAATACCCGGCTACCCTGGAGTATTTCTACAAAAACTCTGGAGGAAAATATGGTCTTACGCCGAGATGTAAATCTTGTGTGAATGAAGACAATGCAGAAAGCCATGCACGTCGCAAAGCCAAAGATCCTGACAAAGTCAAAGAACAAGGCAACAAGCGTTCAACCAAACATTATCACAAAAATCTTGAGCTATCTCGAAAGCGAGCCAGAGAATCGGCTGCCAGATCCAGAGCTGATCCAGAAAAATATGCCAAGATCCAAGCTCGAAAACGAGGTGGAGCTGCTGGTCTGACTCCTGAAGAAATTGAAAAAATCCGAGAAAAACAAGATAATCTTTGTGCAATATGTGAAGATCCTGATCCTACAGATCTCGACCATTGCCACGACACAGGTGACGTTCGATGGCTCTTGTGCAAACATTGCAACAGAGGTCTGGGTGCGTTTAGAGATAACCCAGATATAATGGAGAAGGCAGCTGCCATGCTCCGAACCAGAAAAGGATAAAGCCATGCTCGAATCCCTCCGAACTCTCGTCGATGTCATTTTCATTCCCGGTGTGCTCGCTCTCATCGGAATGATCCTCTTCAAATATACCGGCATCACGATGGAACAGCGCCATGCAGACGCCCTGACCGGCGCTCTGGAAGCCGGTGCTGACCTCGTGCTCAACCGGGTCGCTGAAGGTCAGATCGAAATGACCCCGAAACAGATGCGTCAGGAAGTCGTGAAGCACGCGGAAATCCATACGCCGGATGCCGTGGCCCACTTCGAAAAGACGCCCGAGCAGCTGGCCAACATGGCCGAAGCTCGTCTCGCTTCTCGTGCTCTGCTGACACGAGAAGATCTGATCCCTGAAGTGGCAGTTCTCAAGTAGGGAACTTGACAAAAAGTAGAAGGGCATCCGAGTATGCCCTTCTTCAAGTTTGAACAGAAAGAGTCAGCTATGGCCGATCAGAAAGAAAAAACTCTGCACAACTCGACGATCTCTGGCGCTCGAATGAATGTCAAAGATATCAAGGTTGTCGGAAATGGAGACATGTTCCGTCTTCTCTGTAAGGCATCCAGCGAAGCTGAAGGTTGGATGAAATCCACCAAGGCCATGCAGGTTGTCGGCGGATGTGTGGTACAAGTCACCACCCAGCAGAAGAACCCGGACGGCAGCTATGCCGTTGCAGAAGCTCTCACCTATGTTCCTGGCGTCAAGCTGGAAGATGATGAGAACAACGGTCGGCGGTTGGCTCCTCTGGGCAACTGATACCTACCTCTTTCAACCAACAACCAGCAGAAAGTGAGCGCCAGATGCGAACATCTCGAACTCGACTTCTTCTCATTGGCTCAATCGGTGCAGGTCTCATGGCCCTGAGTGCCTGTGCCTCGTCAGATGACATTACAACGGGAGGCAGTGGTGGAGTTCCCAGCAGTGTCGCTGCTTCTTTCACGCCTGAGACCGTCGTAGCCGTATCGACCAGCGCCCGACCTGTCGGCACCGCTTTGGAAGTTCTCTTCTCCAACAATCTCTGCGGAGATCTCCAGACGATCTGGAATGCTTCTGATCCCATGCGTCGTACCGCCGATGCCGAGAACGGGTTTATCGAAACCTGTACCCTCATGGGAACCGTGGCGGCATCTTTCATCCCGATCGAGCGAACGGTCTATGATGACCCGGTTCAGGCAGCCTGTATTTCGGCTCCGGCCGGAACCTATTACCAGCACTCTGGCGGGTATGCAGGTCTCCGGTCTTCGGTCTGCGACAAGTATCGACCGGGAGCAAGCCCATGAATCAGGCTGCCCTTCGCAAGCTGGCATCGTCTGCGGACAAGCTGGCTGAGCAAGCTCAGATACTGTCGGTCGATGCTTTGGCAATGCTGAACGCCAGTTCTCTGGCTCAGCCCGCCAATGTCTCAGGGGTGAACGGCAAGGCTGGAGCTTCAGGCGTCAACGGCGCTCCTGATGCCATCGTCGCTCCGTCGCCCTTCGGTCTCTTCCCGGAGATCCATGAGACAGCCTCCATTGCTGGAGCTTTCTCCACATGGTTCAGTCTCTGGGGCGGCACTATCGGTGCAGGTCACTCGGTTGAAGCATGGCCTCAAGATCGTGAGCAGTGGCCTGCATGGACCCGTGGCAAAGAACTGATCCTTCGGCCCGATGGTCTGGATGTTGCTCTCTTCGGCTGCAACGCCATTCCTGTCCGACCGCCGACCGTTCTCCGGGTGAAAGACCGGGTGCGGATCCGTGGATACCCTGCGGGTGTCACCCGGCCTGATCACTATGAAGTCCGAAACGGCTTCGCCTACATGGACCGGCCCGAGGATATGCGGAACGGAGATGCTCCATCCTGGATCATCCAGTTCGACGACGGCTCTGTGCTCGCCATGAGCGGCATGTCAGGGGGCGTTGGTACAATCGTGCTGGAAGATGCTTCCGAAGTGCCAGCGATGGTCCTAATCACCCAGAACAGCCGTGCTGACCTGGATGGTGACGGAGACGGGGATCATTCTTCGGATGTGGTCGAGCTGATCGACGTGTGGACAGCGATCATGAAGGGAAAAGAACGCCTCAGTCCGGCAGCTTTCGCAAGCTGATCTTCCAACCATGAAGAAAATACATGAACGCCCTTTGGTTACTCCAGAGGGCGTTTTTGTATTTACTTTAAATTTTAAATGAAAGAGAGGAGCCAAATGGAAAACTTCACATTCAACCTAGAAATGACAGGAGACTGGAGAATTGTCTTATTCGCTTTCACTCTTCTGTTCTGTTTCATATCGGAGATGGCTAGGTTTATAGATAATCTCTTTTTCTGGAACAGACCAGATAAGATGATGCCTCCGAGAGAATACTATGTTTCAGCTCTGGGAGTATGTCTTCTTATATTCTTTGGAATAGCAACCGCTGCTTTTGTTCAGAATGAGCAAAACAAAGCTAAACCTTTAGAGTCTGTAAAGTATGAATACTTTATGAAATGTAACATGGATGTCCCACACATCAGAGGCATCCATTAAATAAAGGAGAGAACCATGCCAGTTAATCTGACAACTACAGTCTTTGATGTAGACGAAGCCAATCGGCTTTACGCCTATCATCTTCAGATGGCTGCAATGTATTTCGAAGCCACATCCATTCCTGTGAACTTGTTACAGGACAGTATGCCGCTTCATGCAATGCCTGCGGCTCAGGCTTTTACTAATGCTCTGGAAAAGTATTATTCAGACCTTGATGAGGAAGAGAACGATGGCAGTTGAAATACTCTGCAAATCCAAACCATTCACCGTCTTGTTCAGGCTGCCTGATGACATCGCCAGCGATCAGAACTGTGCAGCTGACACGATCTATCGAGTTCAGACCAACGGCAAAGATCCGGCTCATGCTGTCAACATGGCGAGCTACATCGTCGCTCAGGACATTGAGTACGAGGGCGATGTTTTGGATATTGAGCCGGTAGCAGTCTATGCTGGCCACCTTACCGATCTTTTCAGTAAACTCAGACAAGAGAGTATCTCATGAAAATCCTAGATAAGTTGTTCAGACGCCGTGTCACCTATAGCTCTCGAGAGCCGGGTATGTGGCGACAGTGGTATGAGAACGGTCAGTCTCTGGAAATCTGCTGGGGCAGGGAATGCTCTATCGGTATCAAATACGGAATCACTGGTAACGAAGATGATCTGGGAGACCGGATCCTGAACATTTCTTTACTCTTTGCCCAAGCGTTCATTCCTCTGGGTGTGGTCAACAAAACCTATCACCCGATGGAAGGTCCACGCTGGGGCGTAGAAGTCTCTCGAGAGTTCGGTATGCAGTTTTACTGGGGCGATCACTGGAAAAGCTGGGATCTGCCTCTGACCCTTTACACAATCCGCTATCAGTATCTTGGCCAAAGTGGCGAAGATTGGTTCGATGTTCGTGAAGAGAGTAACGGCGTCTTTCCTCCCATGACGGCTGTTCACCCTTACACCTATCGTTTGGAAAGTGGTGAGATCCAAAACCGCTGGGCCACGATCAGCCGTCGTCGGCATATTCTGGGCCGGAAGTGGGTTCCCAAATGGCTTTACGCCAGAGAAGCTCAATCGATCGATATCGAGTTCAGCGATGAAGTCGGAGAACGATCCGGCTCTTGGAAGGGTGGAACCATCGGGTGCAGCTACAAACTCCGAGAAGGTGAAACCCCTGAAGAATGTCTCCGTCGTATGGAAGAAGAAAGGAAGTTCTGACATGAACCGCGATCAACAGAACCAAGAGCGGGATAGCATCCTGCACTATGAGGCTCTGCGGGATTGGTGTGATTCAATCACATTTCTCCATGGCACCTGGGTTATGAAATATCCCATGAGCCTGATCAAAGAGTATGATCTCAACCCAGAGATTCAGAAGACTTTCATTGGTATTGAGAATGCCTACTACTTTATGTTGGGCATGAACCAAGTGATCCAATGGGAACAGATCCAGGCGAATGTCTTGAGCGGTGCTCGAGCATATGAGCCTGAGATCTCCGACGGTCGGCCAATGGCTGATCATGCGTTCATCACTCTGCTGGTGGACAACAACTGCCCTGAAACCTACTCCCGGCTCCAGAGCTGGAATGAAGGTGCATGGGACGAAGCACTGGAAGGGCTTGTGCAATGAACCACGCTGAACGAATCAAAGCTTTGATCGACAAGGCTTTCGCTGACACCTCGGTTCCACCGGAAAAAACCATGGAGACCATGGAAGAAGTCCGGGGCCATTGCGAGATGCTGATCGAAGCTCTCAAGGAAGATGGGGATCTATCCGAATGACCAAACCTGAAAACCTGAACCGCAAACCCAGGATCCTGCTCATCGGCCATGCCCAGCATGGCAAGGATGACACCGCTCAGATCATCACGGAAGAGATGGGAGTGAACTTCAGCTCCTCCTCGCATTTCGTGGCCACCGAGTTCATCTGGCCCTTCTGGGGCAAAGATCGGTACGGCAATTACGACGCCTTCTTTGAGGACCGGAAAAACAACCGGAAACTCTGGGCGGATATGGTCGAAACCTACAACACGCCGGATGCCACCAAGACAGCATCAACGATGCTCGACCGGGGCAACCACATGTATGTGGGAATGCGTCGTCGTCGGGAGCTGGTGGCTTGCAAGGAGAAGGGTGTCTTCGACACAGTGATCTGGGTTGATGCCTGTGACCGAAAGCCTCTGGAAGATGAAAGCTCCATGGAGCTGAATCATATGGATGCAGAGTTCTTCATCGACAACAATCCTGAAAAGAACTTCACGGAGAACATTCGTCGACAAGTTCAACATATCCAGAAGGCTCTGTACCAGAGAGGCTTCAACGTCAAATATGCTGAGCGTGTTGCCAAGGATCATCCGATCGTTCGGCATGAAGAGCTGGCCATGATTGCCGTTCCTGAAAAGACCATGTTCGACATGCCTGACGGAGCAACCCAGGTTCTCGATCATGGTTTTTTGCATCTGCAAGAAGTCATGGGGTCTGACAAAAGTATCGCTGATTCAGCTCGCATGAGCTACGGCCGTGGAACCAAGAGCGTGAACAACGATCAGGGTCTCATCAATTATCTGATGAGGCACAAACATACTTCTCCCTTGGAGATGGGTGAGATCAAGTTTCATGCTCGGGTGCCGATCTTTATTGCTCGCCAGTGGATCCGGCATCGAACAGCCAATCTCAACGAGTATTCTGGCAGATATTCTGAGATGGTTCGGCTCTTCTATGTTCCGAAACCTGAGCAGATCTGTCATCAGGACCGGCTCAATAAACAGGGTTCAGCAGAACCTCTGTCTATCGGTGAAGCTCGAGAAGTTCAGGAAGAGATCAAGAGAGTATCCAATTACTGTTTTGATCGTTACGAGTTTCTTCTCAACACAAAGAAAGTCTCTCGTGAGACAGCTCGTATGGTGCTTCCCCTGAACACCTATACCGAGTTCGTCTGGAAACTGGATATCTCCAACCTGATCAAGTTCTTGTTCCTACGGGACGATGAACATGCCCAGTGGGAGATCCGCCAGTATGCCGGGATCATCGGGGAACAGGTTCAGTTCCACTTTCCGTTCGTCCATGCTGCATACATGCAGGCGAAGAGGTCTTCGACTCTCTCGCCTGAGCAGATTCATACCCTGCTGTATCCGAATTGCCTGACGGATCCGCAGAATGGTCTGTCCAAGAGCGAGACGGCCGAGGTTATCAAGCTTCTGGATATGTATGATATCTCCCGTCCTGATCTAGGAGATTAACATGGGACCGGCATATAGCGCCATTGCTATGGTTGGCAGCGGAGTATTTTGTTACTTCGTCTTCCAGGTGTTTGATCATATCAAACCTCGTTGGGCAGCATGGTTCGCCATGATTCTGCCCATGGGAATCTACAGCTTTACGATGGCCCATGCTTTCGTAAAAGCTCTTGCTGGATAACTGATAAAGATGGAGCCAAGGGGAGAACTTTCTTTCCTTGGTTTCCAAACTTAATCAGTTTCAATCAGTAGAGGTCAATCATGACACCTGAAGCAGCAATCCTGAACACCACCGAAAATACGGGAGTGGTCATTGAAGATATGGTGATGCTTTCCCAAGCGACCCATGACTATATGCCCAGCACTCTGGAAAACATGTTTGAAGAAATAGCTTCAGACTTGTGCGATGGAGATGGCCCCCATCAGTCGATCACCGATCTCATGGGCAAAGATGCCAACATCGAGTTCTGGCAAGCCAATTCTGAGCATCTCGAAGATGATGAGCTGGTCAGCGAGTATTTCCATGAAGGCTGGCTTGTTCAGCTGATCATCAAAATTCCGCAGGATGTGGTTCTCGCCGGAGATGGTTCTCTTCTCAGCTCCACCGCTTCGTGGGGCATTGCCACGACGGAAATCGTCTGGGTTCCGGTCCTCGACGATCTGCCCAAATACATGAACCAGTTCGCGGAAAAGACCAAGCAGACTGCTATTCGCAAAGCTCGCAAACTGGCTCAAACCTCTGATCAAACCCATGGATGAAAGGTTCATCCTGGAGCACGAGTTCGATGACTATCCCATCTACATCATCGACACTCTCGACGGAATTGATGAAGCCATTGCTTCTGTCGAAAGATCCTCCAAACCACAAGTAGATGTTCACCGGGCCACCATTATGTGTGCTGCCCTCAACGAGAAAGCTTCTTCAGATGAATGAACTTATTCGAGTTGGTGATCTTGTCATTGTCGGAGAAGTCGATGCTCCAGAAGCATCAATGGTCGCTGTCGTCACGATGGCAGACGGCCACCGCTTCGTCCGCTATCTCGGCAAGAGAGCCTGTCAGGGATCCTTTCGAAGACCCTTCATGGTGACAGTGCCTCTCACGCCCGTAGAGATGTTCTCTGTCCGCATCACGTTCCAGAAAGGCTTCATCGTCCCTGTAGTTCTCCGAGGGGTCTCCAGCGCCACCTATGCCGATGGAGAGCGCCGAAACTGGCAAGGCGGAAACCGTCAGGCCGAGCTGGCTGACTGGGCCAAGAAAGACCGCAGGTTCAAGGGATGAAAACCAAGCATGCGTTCTGGACCGGGTTCTGTCTGTCTGCCCTTGTCTCTTCGTTTCTGACATGGGCTTTCACCGCCGACCATTATGGTCACATTTACCGCGGTGATCTGATCGCCGGTATCATGTGTCGGGTCCATAAGCTCGAGACTGTTCGTCATGGTTCCTTCGGAGATACGATCAATCTCTGTGTGGACCTGTCTGATGCCATCCCAGAGGATCAACTCTGGGATGAGGCTCTTGCACTTATAGAAGAGAACTTTGCTCTTCGTAGAAAACTAGAAAGTGAGAAAAACCAATGACCGAAGCTTCAGGACTGGATACTCCTAAGCCGCCTCTCTACGGATGTCCGTTCTGTGGCAAGGCTCCACACTGGTCTTTGACAAAGACCCGTACCCATCGCGAAACTGGAGATCGTTTCCAGAGTCGTGTTATTCAATGTCCCTCTGGACATTCTCGCATCACGGCTTTCACCAACGCTGAAGCTGTCAAGAAATGGAACACACGTTATGACTGATGAGACCAAGAAAACCAACGAGATGAATGGTGCCGAGACGGTCGAGCCTCAGAAGCCGATTATCCAGTACCCGATCCTCGTAACCATTCAGGTTATGGTGATCAACGTGAAAACCAAGCAGTCTGGTATGGCCGATTTCCGAGTTCCTGTCTTCACTCTTCCGACCGATAAAGGCATGCAGTCGATCCTCACCGAAGGTCTGACCGCCATGCCCCAAGGCTATCGGATCATGACTCAGCAGGAAGCTCATACCTACGTCATGCGGCAGAAAACCGGAAATCCCAACGTCGTCTCGACCGGAGATCTTCCCGAGGGACAGGAGTGGCATGTAGATGGAACCGACAGCACCAAGCACTGATCCAGGGCCAGAACCCAGCATGATCGAAAAGATCACGTTGGGTTATCAGGCTCTCGCCCGGATCCTGGCAAACATGCCTCGAACCACGAAGGGAGACTGGTCTGCCTTCATCGACGATTCTGGTGACAAGTGGTCAGGTTGGCCTCTCTCTGTTCATGCAGATTCTGAAGATGATAAAGTTGTCGTTCGGTCTGGGGGTTTCTACCCCTACGAATGGGACGCCAGCATGTCTCAGGAGGAGGCTGTGGCCAACTCATTGCATATCGCGATGACCGGCCCCAACCCGATCGAGCAGATCTCCGATGGCTACATCGCTCTCTATGAGAAGTCAGCAATCCTGGAACAAGAACTGGAAAAAGCCAGGGAAACTGAGCAGCGCCTCAGAACTTCTCTGGTCATTACCAGAGACCAGATCCAGAAGCTGAAGGATGGTGCTCCGGCAACTCAGGATGAGAAAGATGCTGTTCAGCTCTTGGTTCGACTGACCAGAGCAGTCGAGCGAGGTCATTCTGATACAGGCATCAAGGCCAAAGCCTCATCGGCAACTGGCTGGTTGAATCGGTACTATGCGAGAAAACCTCGTCGGATCCTTCGTATTGCTGACCTTCCTCAGATCCTTTGGGATATGAAGAAACCATGATAGGGGTCATCTCGCCATGTGTGATGTGGCCTATTGAATCCGACGATACTGAGGGGGCAGTTTATTTCCTCAATAATCTGGCGTAGGTTTGTCCGCGTCAGCCGGGTGTTTAGGAAACCCGGTGCCTCCACCAGTATCCAGCCAGCAAAAGGACACGCTATGTCTTTCAAACAAGTCGCTGATTTCGACCCAACCGATAGCCATCGCGTGATCCTCAAAGATCATCGGCTGCACGATGCAGATATGAATCCTGAAGCCATGGCTGAAGCTGTGCTCATGCCTGAGAACGATGACGGCACTCGAGATGCAGAAGTCGCCGTGTGGAATAATTACCAAGACAAATTCGAAAGCAAGACTGTCGAAGATGTTCACATTGCTGAAGCATTGCCCCTGCCAGCTATCAAAATTTCCAATGCTTTCAATGAACTTCTATATCTTCTTGGAGGCGTCATCTCAGGTCTGGTGATCTTTCTTTGTGGTGTTATTTACACTGAAACCAACAAAGAGAGAGTCATCATACTGCTGAGTGTCGTCTTGAGCATTCTGTCTATGTATGTCGTCTACCTCTTCGTCAAACGATGGAGTAATCTCGATGATTTACGCTGGAATAGGCGCAAGAAAAACACCCGCTAATATCCTGGAAAAGATGGTGTCCATAGGTCGGTACATGGCTGATCATGGACACATCCTGAGATCAGGTGCAGCCGACGGAGCTGATGCAGCATTCGAAGAGGGATGCCGACAGCACGATGGTCAATGCGAGATTTATCTCCCCTGGAAAGGGTTCAACAACCATCCAAGTGGATGGAGCAATCTCAGTCTCAGAGCCTATGATATGGCTGTCGAGCATCATCCCAACTGGGATGCACTGAGCAGCGGAGCCAGCAAGATGATGGTCCGCAATTCCTATCAGGTTATGGGTCGAGACTGCCGGACCCCAGCGGATCTCATCATCTGTTGGACACCCGGAGGGCGAATCACCGGAGGCACCGGGCAGGCACTTCGCATTGCCCAAGGCCAGAGTATTCCAGTGATCAACTTTGGCAATCTCGAGTTTGACGAGGTCCGTGAGCGGATCTACGAAGTCATTGGGCAGCCTGAATAATAGCTTCAAATTTACGCATTCAGTTTGGTTTCGGATCGTGTAACTTGAGCGGTTCGAACCACAGCTGTTCCCTTCAACCAACAGAGAGAAAGTCCCAAATGGAACGAAAATACAAACGCATAGATTGCGAAATCAAGAATGGGGCAGGCGAAGTCATCTTCAGACATTCCAATGTCGAAGTTCCAGAGCACTGGTCTCAGGTTGCTTGCAACATCATGGTCGAGAAATACTTCCGAAAGTCAGGCGTTCCTGACATGGCGGAGATACAGCTCGAAGGGAATATCCTGCCGGAGTTCTGTCCCTCCAAACCCCATGCAGAAGCAACATTCGGCGGAGAAACATCTGCCAAACAAGTCTTCCACCGGCTCGCCGGAGCATGGGCATACTGGGGTCTGATGCAGGGCCACATCATCAATGAAGAAGCCCACAGGTTCTACGAGAAAACCGTGGACATGCTGTTCAATCAGAAGTTCGCACCGAACTCTCCTCAATGGTTCAACACGGGTCTCGACTGGGCCTATGGAATCACCGGCCCGACCCAGGGTCATTACCATGCTGCTCTCAAAGGGGATGTCGGCGTCGAGCTGGGGACCATCATCCAGTCCGTCAACGCCTATACCCGGCCCCAAGCCTCGGCATGTTTCATCCAAGGCGTCTCGGATTCCCTGATCAAAGACAACGGCATCATGGACCTCGTGTCCAAGGAAGCTCGGCTCTTCAAATACGGTTCAGGATCCGGCACCAACTTCTCCAACATCCGTGGAAAAGGAGAAGCTCTCTCAGGTGGAGGCAAGTCCTCTGGTCTGATGAGCTTCCTCAAGATTGGCGACGTGTCAGCCGGTTCCATCAAGTCTGGTGGCACCACTCGACGAGCAGCCAAGATGGTCTCTCTCGATGACGATCACCCCGATATCGAAGATTTCATCAACTGGAAAGTCGGAGAAGAAGACAAGGTTGCATCTCTCGCTGCTGGCTCAGCCTTGATCCATCAGCACCTCTACAAGATGCAGGAAGACTTCGGGAAACCTCAGTTCCAGGCTACTGTCTTTGCAGCCAAGGAAGCTGGTGTCCCGGATGGTTTGATCGAGCGTGCTCTTCTCGCCCTCGACCAAGGCATCAATATCAGCGTGGATGTGATCGGCACCGATTGGCAATCGGAAGCCTACATGACGGTGTCCGGCCAGAATGCCAACAACACGATCCGGGTCTCGGATCAGTTCTTGGAAGCAGCTGACGGAATCACCGAATATGATCGGAAGTGGGATCTGATCAGTCGCACCACTGGTGATGCTGTGAAAACTGTCTGTGCTCGAGATCTTCTCGATCAGGCGGCCTATGCTGCATGGGCTTCAGCTGACCCCGGCATCCACTATGCTGACGTGATCGACAAGTGGCACACCTGCAAAAACGATGGTCGGATCAAAGGAAGTAATCCATGCTCGGAATACATCTTCCTCGACGACACAGCCTGCAATCTGGCTTCGCTCAATCTGGTCAATTACACCGATAAAGACGGTAACTTTGACCTCGAGAAGTATGCCGAAGATTGCCGACATGTGACGATGATCCTGGATATCACCGTCGGCATGGCCCAGTACCCTACTGAAGCCATTGCTCAGGGATCCTGGGACTATCGGACCATCGGTCTCGGCTATGCGAACATCGGCGGTCTCCTGATGCGTTGGGGTATCCCCTACGACTCGGATGAAGGCCGGTTTGTCGCTGGTGTTCTCTACAGCATCATGACTGCCTCCGCCTATCTGGAGGGAGCCAAGATGGCGAGAAACCTCGGACCCTTCCCGAGATACGAGGCGAACAAGTCTTCTGTCCTCGGTGTCATGCACAAGCACCGTGCTGCTTCTGAAGCTGAAGCCTTCTTCGAAGGTGAATGCATCCCTCTTCCACGGATCGATCTCGACCATGATCTGTCTACTGGAACAGGGGGTCGGTTCCTACAGGACGCACGAGCCATGCAGGAAGCGATCTGGGAGCGTGTCTGTGTCAATGCCCAGGATTATGGCCTGCGGAACGCACAGGCCACTGTGGCGGCTCCTACAGGCACTATCGGGCTTGTCATGGATTGCGACACCATGGGGATCGAACCGGACTTCGCTCTCACGAAGTTCAAATCTCTCGCTGGGGGTGGATTCGTCACTCTGGTCAACCAAGCAGTCGAGCCTGCACTGAAGCATCTCGGTTATCCTGCTGAAACCAGAAACGTGATTCAGGAACAAATCCTTCAAGGTATCCCGCTCGGAGATATCGGGGATCTGCATCCGTCTCACATCTCGGTGTTCCACTGTGCCAATGAGATCTCCTACGAAGGCCATATGAAGATGCTCAGCGTCTGTCAGCCTTTCGTGTCTGGTTCTCTCTCGAAGACGGTCAACCTGCCTGCCACGGCAACGGTTGCCGAGATCAAAGAGATCTTCCTGTTCGGTCGCAAGATCGGTCTGAAAGCTCTCTCGGTCTATCGGGACAAGTCAAAGCTGTCTCAGCCTCTGTCCAGTTCGTCGAAAGTCATGACGATGCTGGCTCAGATGGAAAACATGGAAAACATGGAGAGCAACGAGAAAGGTTCTGAAATCAGAGTCGATGAAGAGAAAGATCAATTCATCTTCGAAGATAAAGTTCCTGATCCGGTTTCCGATGCTGCTCTGGCTCAAGCCATGGAAATGACCATGGGCCAGCGTGTCCGGCTGCCGAACGAACGCAATGGCCACACGGTCAAGCTCATCGTCTCAGGTCACAAGTTCTATCTCAGGACGGGTGAATATGCAGACGGTCGGCTCGGTGAGATCTTCATCACGATGTATAAAGAAGGAACCCTGATCGGGTCTCTTCTGAACAACTTCGCGATCAGTATTTCTCTTGGTCTCCAATATGGAGTTCCGCTGGAGGAATACGTGGATGCCTACGTCCACACGAAGTTCGAACCGGCAGGCATGGTGCAGGGCCACGAGAACATCAAGATGTGCTCGTCGATCCTGGATGCTGCGTTCAAGCATCTGGCGATGCGATATCTCAATCGGTATGATCTGGCACAGGTCAAACGATACGTGGGTGTCGATGAAGCTGGGCCTGACAGGGATTACACGGCGATACAGGTCTGGGATCCGAAAGCGAAAGACGACAACCTGGCTCGTCTCAATCGCAAGCTTGATCTCGAAGCGGCAGCCCAACGCAGTGCTGAAGCTGCTGACAAGCCTGCTCCGTTCGCCGGAGACCAGTGCAAGCATTGCCAGAGCCATGAGCTTGTCCACAACGGCAACTGCCTCTTATGCCGAGCCTGTGGCGAGACCACTGGTTGCAGTTAGGTTTGAAGAAAAGCTGATCCGATTGAAAAGTCGGGTCAGCTGCATCTCTTCTAAACCAACAAAAGAATCGAGGTATCTCTCAAAACTCAAACCAAGGATGGAATCCATGCCCCTAAATCACATGCAGCAAGAAGCATTTCACGACGTAATTAGTTTCATCAATTCAGATCGAAAATACCATTTTATCTCTGGCGGTGCAGGTGTCGGTAAAACTTACTTTATCTCCAAGGTTGCCGAAAATATTCTGAAGCACTGCATACCCAGCAAACCTCTCTTCAATGTTCAGATCACTGCTACCACAAACAAAGCTGTGGCAGTTATTCATGCGGCTTGTCAGGGACAGTTCAATATCCAGACCGTCTATTCTTTTCTGAACCTTCGGGTTTCTGAAAACTATTCGGATGGAAGCACGAGCTGTGTTCCGACTGGAGCTTTCACGGTCTATGGCAACATCCTGCTGATCATCGACGAGTGCTCTATGGTCAACAAGCAGCTGATGGAATACATCGAGAAAGCCACGAACGGCACTTGCAAGATCCTCTTCGTCGGAGACAAGAACCAGCTCGCTCCAGTGAAAGAGACGCTGTCCCAGATCTTCAGAAGAGGGTATTCGGCATCCTACCTGACCAAGCCAGTTCGCAACGCCGAGCAGCCCGCTCTGATGGCTCTCTGCGAGCAGGTCAAGAAGACAGTGGAAACTGGCATCTTCACGCCTATCGTCGAGGTGCCGGGTGTCATCGACATCATGGATGGTCGAGGGGTCAAAGACTATCTGGATGCCGAGTATACTGCCGAGGATCCATCCAAGAGGATCCTGGCCTATACCAACGACAAGGTCATCAACTACAACAACTATGTTCGACAGATCCGAGGCTATACCCGGACTTTCGAAACAGGTGAAATCGTGTCGAACAACTCCTCTTGCGAGTTCCGGCCGAAGGTCACTTTCTACGCCGATCAGATGTTTGAGATCGTCAAGACCAGTGCTCACTTTCCTCGGAAAGATATCGTCAATGGTCAGGAGATCATGGTGATTCCTCTCACCGTGAAAGATGTGAACAACGGCCTCACCTATGAGTTCGAGACGTTCATGCATTCCGAAGATCGCAAACAAGTTCTGAAATACTATGCCAACAATAAGAAGTGGCATAAGTATTTTGGGATCAAAAACAAGTTCCCTGATCTCAGGTCCGTGGCAGCTTCCACTGTCCACAAGGCCCAAGGTTCGACCTATGACTCCGTCGTGGTCGATCTTGCAGATATCGGGAAATGCACCCAGCGAGAGACCACCGCAAGGCTTCAGTATGTTGCCCTGTCCCGGCCCAAAAAGAGGGTTGTGATCCGCGGTGAGCTGCCACCTCGCTACTTTAACTGAAACCAGGAGAAAGAAGTATGGACTGGAAAGTAGTCTCTGAATCTCTGGGAGATACTTCTCTCGGAGCCGAATCGACTTCTCGAGTCGTAGGCGGTGAAAACCGTCTCGAAGCTCGGATCGTTGGCGGTGTTGCAGCCTCTATGTCTACGGCACTTGCACGAGGGCATATGGAAGCTCAGCACAACAAGCTTGATCTGTCAGATGTTTCTTCTGCTTCTTTCTTCGAACGCCAAGATCATTACCTCAAAGGGTATGGGGGTAGTGATATCAACGCTCGTCTTGCTGTTCTGCCTATGGCGAACACAGCTGTTCAAGCTGAGATGCTCGACGAGATCCATCTGATGCTACGCCATCTCTGTGGCATCAAAAAGTAGGAACCATGAACCATGAGATATGAAATCATTGGCAAAGATCCTGAGATCGCAGTGCTCTGCCCTGTGATCAATACGGGCGAAGTCACCAAGCACTATGCGGATGACATTCCTCTCATGGTTTGTGACCTCCACATGAGCCAAACCAAGAAGAAGACTCCGGCTGCCGAAATCAAAGAGTACCTGTCAGATCTTCTGCCTCATCTTGTCGATGCAGGCATCAAACTTCTGGTTGTCACTCACCCGGAGTATTTCAAAGTTTTGACGAAACAATCCAAAACAGATGTGACCATCG